TAAGCAAGAAAAATTATACTTTGCACAAGATGGGTCTTGCAGTAACAGGCGACAGGATCCTTTATTTGAAACAAGAATATAACACTGACGATGTAGTGAAAGAAGGTCAGATATTAGTTGATAGGGATGGATATCATTGGAGAATAATAAAGATAATCCACGAACCATTCTTGAATGCAACAGAGATTTATAAAAAAGCAATTGTTAAAAGTATAGGATTGAGGAGTTCACCATGACTGTAGCCAGCGATATAAAAGCTGATTTCTTAGCAATAATTCTCGAATATGGTGATGGGTTCACAGTAGAGACTCAAACCAATACAGTAGATGGTATGGGAAATGTGACTGAAATAACTAAAACAACATTCAATGTTTATGGTTATTTGCAAGACATAACTAAAAAGGATCGTAAAATTAATAGCATGGGCCTTGCAGTACCAGGGAACAGAATTCTTTATTTAACACCAGAATATACAACAACTTCAGGTCTTGTAACTACAACCAACGTGGTCAAAGAAGATGATTTATTGATTGACAGGAACGGATACAAGTGGAGAGTTGTAAAAATAGTACATGAACCAAACTGGAATGACACAGAAATCTATAAAAAAGTAATAGTCCGAAGTGTTGGTTTGGAAGGTTCACCATGAAGATTGATGTAAGTATTAAGTCTCCGAACTTATACGCTGCTGAAAATAAAGTTAAAGCAAAACTGAACGATGTTTTATGGCGTTCAATGGTCAAGATGGAAGAGCTTGCGAAAAACAAAGCTCCGGTTGATCGTGGAATGCTTAAGAACAGAATCAATCTTCAACCTAAAACACCAGGCGCATCAGAATACATTCTTAGTGATGGGGTTTCTTATGGTGCAGACCTTGAATATGGCAACAGGCCACACTTTGTCCCAATGGCTCCATTAATAGCATGGGTTAAAAGGAAAGGTATCAAAACAGACAAAAGTAGCCAGATAGCGTTCGCAAAGTATGTTCAGGAAAAAATCAAATCTGAAGGAGTTAATGCGCAACCATTCTTCAGGCCAGCTCTTCATGAAGTGCAAGTAATATGGTTACCATTAATCAAAAAGCAAGTATTAAGATCATAAATTTTATATTGCTCTAACATAAAAAAGTTTAAATATCAAGGTATCAATTAATAACTTGTGAGGGCCAAGAGGCTTTAACTTCACAAATTATAATCAAATCGCCAAGAGGCAAAAACAATATGGCATACTTATCTCCAAAAACAATAATCACAGACTTCTTACGTAATAACATCACAGACCCACGTGGTCGGATTACTTCTACAAGCGATACATTTGTTGCAACTGCATCTCAAACATCATTCACACTAACACCAACAACAGGAAAAAAATTCTCGCATGTGGTGAGTGTTACAGTTGAAGGAGTTGCAAAGACTAAATGGAAAGATTATTATATTGACCAAAAGAATCAAAAAGTTATATTCTTTACTGGAATCACTCTTGCTGAAACTGTTGTGGTAACTTTTGGCGAAGGAGCAGCTAACTGGATATTCCCAGACAAACCAAATGAGAAACTAGAACCAGAATCATTCCCCAGAATGAATATTTTAATTGTAGGAATGCCAGGGAATCGTCTAGGGAATTATGAAGCACCAGTTGAAGCAACACCTAGAGTTCAGATTGATATATGGTGCAAAGAAAAACAAAATGGTCAAATATTTACAATTGATGGAAGCAATTATACAGGCGAGGACCTTGCTGAATATTTAAGTTGGCAAGTTACTGCAGCATTTGAAAATAGCGAATCAGAATTATTTCCTGCTTTATACGGATACGATCCAGTAGGAATGCCAAATGATATGCCTTTTGTAGAAGAAATACAATGTCATCACAAAGTCGTTGAATTCTTACTAAGAGGAATGGATATTGGTAGAATAACATAAAGGAGAGTGAACAAATGGCATTTACAGAATATCTTCAGGGAAAACGAGAACGTATGTCTTGGGTAGCTGAGACAGCATGGGCGACAGGCGGAACAATGACAGGCGGAGAGATTGTCGGTCTTGATTGCACAATAACAGCACCAGATTGGAAACAAGGGTACCAAGAGAACCTCACTGCAGGCGCAGACGATTTATATGTTCAAGGTAGAATCAAAGGACCAAAATCGCTACCTTACATTCTCACATTCAATCCAGTCAACTGGAGATGGTTAAAATATCTTTTTAGTGTAGCAGATGCAGACGATGGTGGTATCAAAACTCACACATTCACACAAAACACAGCTTATACATCTTGGAAGATGGAATGGGCAAGGAGAGCAACTACTAGCAATGTTCATACTATGATCGGAAACTTTTGTAAACGTGCAATGATTAGTTTTAGTAAATCTTCAGGCGCAGGAACTGATGGTAAATTAATGGTTGCCATGAACTGTGTAGCTCAGGACGAAAGTGAAGGTAGTAGTGTGACAACTATCTCTGCAGGAAACATAACAAAAACACCGTTCTTATATCGGAACATTAAACTTACAATTGCTAGTGCTGAATACAAAGAACTTAACAATGGTGAAATGACTATTGACTTGGGAACAAATGAAAACGATAGTAGATATTGTAACAGCACTTATGACAATTTACTAGGCGAACCAATTCCAGGAATAACACGAGTCACAGGCCGGTTTAACATTACTATCAAAGATAAAACTTTGTATGACTTATGGGCAACTGGCGCAGCAATCACAGGGACCAACACATTATTAGTTGATAGAGATGGAACAGGCGATGACCAATTACTTGCAACATTCAACAACTTTTATATACTTAGCATTATCGGTCCCACTAACTTTGAAGGACCAACCAATGTAGACTTAGTCTGGGTTGCAGATAAGTTCATAAGTTTAGTTGCACGCGATGATATTTCAACGTATTAAACAAAGAGGGGAAAATGATAACTGAGAAAGATTTTATAAAGGAAGATGTGGTTGATATTGAAGTATTAGGAGAAGTGTTCAAATACAAACCTACTACACCATTTGATGAGAACAAGTTTGTGAACGAAGTATATTATACTGATGATAATGGTATCTTGAGAGAGGACTTGAGTCAAAGAAACAAGATTAAATTAGACAGGGTTGTTGAAGCTCCAATTGCAAAAGAAATTATTCATCAAAGGTTAGGTGAAGAAAAAGTATGGAACGATTTAACAAAAGAGCAAAAGTTCGAAATACTAGCAAAAACTAAATTTTTAAATCCGTTAATAAAAGAAATAAACAAAGTTGACAATCCTGACCCAGTTAAAAAAAAAACTTAATTTCCAATATTTTGGGTTGTAATCCTGAAAATGGGATAAGTTTTAAAGAAAAACAAGAAGCTTTATTGTTTTGGAAGTGGGTATATTTCAAAAACGGTATCAGTACTAGAGAATTCAAACGAGAACAAATACGAGACATTCGTGATGTAATGGATATTGATAATGCTATTCAAGAAAAGAAAATCAGTCAAAAAAAGTTACAAGATTTAATAAACAGTAGTCAAATGGGGTTTTAAAATGGAACTAGGTTCAATGTCAATCAAAGGAAACATAGACACCAAAGAAATAGATAGAGGTTTTGATCGTATGAGAAGTGGGATGCGACAATTCGAAGGTGATGCCAAGACTTCATTTGCTTCATTTAACGCTCTTGGTACTGTTGCCAAAGACCTAGCCGGTTCTTTTGTTACTATTGGAACTATAGGTGTTGGTGCTATGGTAGCCCTTGCATCTTCAGCTCCAGCTGTTGCTCCTGCAATTGCAAAGATGAGTATAGAACTACAAAAAATCAGTTTCGGTCTTGGCCAAACTCTCGCTCCGGCGTTTGAATCTGTTGCAAATAATTTAATACCAGCAGTAGGAACAGCTCTTGATGCACTATCACCAAAAACAAGTAAATGGATAGAAATATTGTCAAAAGGTATTGAAGAATTGTCATTTGGAATAAATATTTTAAGCGGCCAAGAACCAGGGTTGGATTTGAAAGCGCCTGAAGCAGTAACAGACGAAAGTGGAAACATCACTGGATACAAAGGTGCTGAAGCGTCATTATTAGATACAGCATCACAAGGTCTATGGTCATTTAACGAAGCAGGAAACAACTTTTTAACTTGGATACAACAACAAATCCCTTTAATTAGTGGTTTTACTACGAACCGAGATGCAGGAAGAGCAACAATGGAAGTCTTACCAATGGTACCACCATGAAACTAGAAACATATAAAGGACAAGCAACTGTAAGCAGGGCAAGAACTTCTAATGTAGCTACAATCATAGTGAGCGAAAACCATTGTTTAATCTCAGGCGATACAGTAACAATCTCAGGACTTAGCGGTA